TCTCTAAGTTCCAATTTCCAGCTGGAATAAGTAATTTATTCGGGTCTCCAGCGTCGGTAATAAAATTGGCAATATATCCGTTAGAGCTTGTCGTTATATCTGTTCCAGCGCCAAAAATTGGCGCTCTGTTTAATTCTCTATAAACAACGCCACCAATTGTGCCTTGGCTAACCGAACTATTCAAATAGTAACTAACCGAAGAGCCTCCGCCAGTAGTTGCTGGAAAGTCAGCCAAAGAGCCATCGCCTCTAATATATTGCCCAACCGTGCCAGCGCCAGTAACTGCCAAAGTTCCAGCATTAGTAATTGGACTTCCACTGACGCTAAAAGCCGACGGCATAGTTAACGCAACCGAGGTTACTGTTCCCGTGCCGTAAACCGTTGAATCAACCGAGCCGTTAGCTTTTAAAAATTGCGCCGCAGTACCTCCAGCCTTTACAAATGATCCAGCCAAAATGGATTGGGCGCCAAGGTTAACCGTAGTAACGGCACCAGTATAAGGAACATAACCAGCGCTTGAGTTTTCCCATTTGCCCGTAGACGAATTGTAAACCAATACTTGGCCGTTTGCTGGCGCTACAATTGTAACGTCGCCTAGCTGGCTTAAATTTATGTCGGTTCTATCGACGTTTTCCCATTTGCTAATAGTCGAATTATATTGCAAAATCTGACCATTGTTGAGCGCTGAAATGTCAACGTCAGTTAATCCAGCCAGGCTTTGCGGTGATCCTTGCAAAAGCGTTGCCTTTGTTGTCTGTTTGTTTAATCCGTCTTGCCAAATTAAAACAATGTCGTTGTTGCCAACACTTGCCGCAATTGGGAAATCTATAAACCGTCTATTTGCCATCTTTAGTTAATTGGGTAAACGTAAGCCGTCGGTACTTGTCCAAAGGTAATTCGCGCAACTCTACTTGCCAAGTCATATTCCCAGCCAATTACTTGCAATCGCACCGTTGAAAATCCAGTATATACTAATTGTGTGCCTATATAACCATTTCCAAACGTATCGCCCTTGCGTCTAAATGAGCCCTCCAGGCGATAACTTAAAGCGTTGTATATAGTCAACACATTACGCGCGTAACAATCGCGCAAGCGTGGTGAATAGCCGCCCAAAAGCGCTTGGTTTTCAAACGTTATATTGGTTTGCGTGTAGGTAATCGTCCCGTTGGCGTTTACTTGCAAAAGGAATGTCGAGGTTTGGTAATTATTGCCGTTACCATCCTTTAAAAAAACTTGGATTTGGATATTTGCCTCGCCTGTATAATCGTAGCCGTTAAATGTAACCGTTAAATTTCTTTGCTGACTTGAAATAGTCGTAACGACTGCGTTTAATTGAGCGCCAGGAGGCGGAGGACTACCGCTCAAGCTGCTAATTAAAACAAAAGTTGAGTCGATAGTAAAACCGCTTGCCGCTACAAATTGACGCTGGTAAGTTCCAGTAACCGTACCGCCGCTAAAGTTAAGCGTATTGGCTCCTAACGTGTCAGTCAATCTGTTTACTTGGGTAACCGCTCCGCTTGGCACTTGGATAATGTTAGGCGTTGACGCCAAAGATTTTTCTACAAATACAATGGCTGGTAAATCACCTATTTTTAGCCAATTTTTAGAGGCCGTTATTGCTAGATCGCTAAATCTTAACGTATCGTCTCGCAAGCTGGTATAAGCTCGGGCCGTCTCGTAAATCTTTGTTACTTCGCTTGGGTTTCGCCGCCCTTCAAACGTTGGAATTATTTTTGCCGCAGTCACTACCGCGCTGCCAGTAAGTCCAAAATATTTTAACTCAATGGACAAAAATCCAGCGGTTGGCAAAACAAAAGAAGACAATTTAAATTTTCTAGTGTCGTCGTCTCTAGTTGAATAAAAAACAAAAGTGTTGTAAGTTTCCGACCATGCCAAGACATTTAAAGAGCCTACTATGGCAGTACCTAAATACCTAGTCGTTCCGTTACTATCAACGTGCTTTAAAGCAATGCCTAATCCACTTGAGGCGGTTAAATAATTTATGTCAACCTCTAAATCCAAACTTAATCCAGCAAAGTCCAAGAAAATTGGCTTTGATATTATTGGCTGGTCGGTCTCTTCGCCATTTGGCATAAATCGAATGTCCCAGGAAACGCCTTGCTCGTCGTCGTAACCAGTTTGGGACGGGATATTATTTGGAAAAATTTGTATTACTGGCGTGTCAGGATCGGGCGTTATAGTCCAATCGTAAAGTTTATAAGGCCCTTCCTGAAACCAACTAGATTCATTTAAGCTTTCGCCGTTTGTTATTATTGACTGACCCAAATCGCCTTGTTTAACCGTTAGCTTTTTAATTGGTCGCTGGTATTGCAAAAGCTGGTCCCCTCCAACGGGAATCCAAGTTGTGTTGGCATTTTCTTGATCGCCAATTATTTCGCTTTCCAAATATTGGAAATAATTAAACATTATTTTAGTTGGTCCACTATCTGCAACCGCTACAAATGTATTTTCGCCAAAGGTTATATCTTGCCAGCTCATTGCTGGGGTTGTGCCAACTTCTGACCATGTAATTGCATCAACTGAATAATTTATACGGTTTCCCGATTGGTCAACCCCAACAAATATTCCATTTCCAAATGTAATTCCGTAAGGATTAAAAGCAAGATTTGAGGCCGTCCAAGTAATTCCGTTTGTTGAATAATATTCGCCAACTGTAAATTTTCCATTTGCAAAAAATACAGTATTTGCAATAAAGGAAACATTTCTTTGAGTCCAAGTAATTCCATCGGGTGACGTTATAATATTTCCGCCAGTAACGCCAGCTCCGCCAAGACTTACCGCAACAAATAATCCATTTCCATAAGCTACCCCTGAAAAATCCAAATTGACTGGCGTTGTTCTACTTGTCCAATTAATGCCGTTTGGTGAAGTCATAACTCGATTATTTGTTCCACTTCTAGCAACCGCAACAAATAATCCATTTCCATAAGTAATATCTCGCCACCAAATAGCAGCTGCCGCCGTTCTAAAAGTCCAAGTTAAACCGTCAGTAGATGTTTGAACAAAAGGGTAAGGAATTCCAGCATTTTCGCCATAACCAACCCCAACAAATAATCCGTTTCCAAATGTTAATTTTTCAATACCCCAATTAATTGGTATTGATTCATTCCAAGTTATCCCATCGTAAGAATATGCCCTAAAACCAAAGCTTGATGCAACAAAAATTCCATTTCCGTAAGCTACCGTAGAATAAGAATAACTTACTGGCAAATAATTCCATTGAGTAATTTGAATTGTTACATTATTATCGTAACTGTCAATTACTGATCCATCAACGTAGCTATGAACATAAATTATTGTATCTGTATTATTTCTTGCGATTGGTCGCTGAAAAAGCCAACGCCCGTTTTTTTGTAGCAAAATCCAACCAAAAGTGCGACAAATTTCCAGCAAGAAATCGTAGGCGTTTATTGCTAATTCGTCAAAAGTAAAGTCTTGAACAAGTAATTGTTCGCCCTCGGCTTGGTCAAAAATGGACTTTGTATTATCCATTACAAGGCCCTCGTAAAGATCATTGCAAACCTCAATATCTAGCTCTAAATCCAAGCGGTTTAACGTCTCAAAAATGAGGCTTCCAAGTTCGGTGTCTACACTTGGGCCAACCAAATCCACTTCTTTAAGCTGCGCCAATCCGTCGGTTGCCGTTACGACAACTGGGTAAGGAGGGTCTTGGAATGGCTCGCCAGTAATGTCGTTAAGTAAGTAGCCTTTAAAGACAACATTGCCCTCGAATTTATGCACAACTAAAAACTCGCGATCCGAATAACTAAAGAAATTTCTAAAGTCGGTTGTATCCGTTGAGTAAAAAGAAATCGTAAACGTGCTAGACATTATTGGGTCTGTAATGTCCTCGTTGTCTTCGCGCTCGTATTTATGCGTCGCTGGTTGCTCGGTTGCAATTAATTCCGTTGAACTGCCAACAAAACCGTCCTGGTAAATTTCAACTAGGTTTGCGTAGTTGTCGACGTCCTTAAATGGAATCGTATATTTTAAGCCGTATGCCATTGTTTAAAATTTTCTTGCTCGTGTTTTATTTGCTCTGTTTAGCGTTCCCACCAAAGAGTCGCCGCTAATTGTAAAGGTAACGTTTCCACCCATCATATTTTGCAATTTGCTTAAAGGTGCGATAACTTCAGGATTTGTGCGCGCTCCTGTATATTCACCGATTAGCGCGGACGTAGGTCCTGAAACAATACCTCCATTTGCAAAAGGTATTAAACCGCCAAGCTGACCGCCGCCTCCTAATCCTTTAAATATGTTTTTAAATCCTCCTGATCCAGCGCCAAATCCTGACAAACCAACACCTCCAAGCAAAAGATTTAAAGCAAATGCAGCCGCAGCAGTTGCCGCCAATTGTATCGCCATTTTTTTAAGTCCATCCAACAAAGATGCAAAACCAAATTGTCCCGTTTCAAACATTTCTGTAAATGATTGAGCCAACATAGGTCCAAAAATGCCCGACATTTGGAGACCTAAATCCCTTTGCTCTTTAAATTGTTGGTTTAACAACATTGCGTTTTGAATATGCAACTTGTCCGCCTCGTCCATTTCAGGCGTGTATGTAATGCCCTCCGCTAAATTTGGAGTTTCTGCATTCGTCGTTGTTGCTCCATCATTTTTTAATCCAAGCGCTAAATTTTGTATTCTATCATTAAAATCTTTTGTCGCAAAAGTTATGTCCTCAAATCCTATCTCATAACTTCTAGACAATTTTTGTATAGCTTCTTCTTCTTTCTTTAATTGTTCAACTCTTTGTTCGTGCGCTTTTTGTCTTGCAGCCGCTTGCTTTTCTGTTTCGGCCGTATTTACTTTGGTTTGCGCCGTTGTGGTGGCAGTTGCACCAGCCAATTCTTGCTCGGATTTTGCTTGCTCTTTTCTTAATTTAACATAAGTTTGATATAATGCTTTAGAGTCTTGAACTGTGTTTCCTAACTTAATCATTTCGTTTAGGAATTTAGTTTGACCTTCACCACTTACTAAAAAAGAAAGGCTTAATTTATCAAACTCGGCAGCGGCATCTTTTACCGTTCTAGTTAAATCGTTGGTTGAATCGTTGACTTTCAACAAATAAGTCCTTGCTTCATCGCTAGACTCTGCAATTGTTTTAAAAGGATTCATTAACTCAACAATTTCTCCTACATTTCTAAGGGACGAAATCACGTTATTAAGGTCCTTTACAAACCAATTAATAAAGCCGCTGGACGAGTCGCCAATATTTTTAAATAGCTGGGTAATATTGTCCTCTAGGTTTGAAATGGCTCCGCCAGTAGTTGCGGCAATAGCCTCCATTGATCCCGAAACGCCTTCAAGTTGTCCAAGGCTTAAAATATATTCTTGTATTGCCTTATCGGATTTGGCAACCTCGGTTGTTATTCCTTTAAATGTAAATTGTACAACGTCGCCCTGGGCCGATGCTTTAACTCCAAACTCTTTTAAGCGTTCAAATTCGCCTGTTTGTGCGTCAAGTATTGCCTCTGTTAATTGATCAAATGATTTACCAACCGAGCTTGCAAGGTCTCCCATTTGCCGCATTTGTTCCATTGTTGGGACAAAACCTCGATTGGCTAATTTTACAAATGAGTCGGTTAATTCGTTTACTTGAAAAGGTGTTGATGAGGCAAAATTTACAATTTGATCCATTGCCGCCTTGGCGGCTGAATTACTACCTAAGGCCGTAGTTAGTACGGCCTCCATTTTTTGGAATTCAACGGTAGTGTCTAAAATTGCTTTACCAAAAGATAGTAGCTGGTCAACTGCAAAAACGCTGGCAAGCGTCGAGCCAACTTCCGAAAAAGTAGACGACATTTTTTTTGTCGAGGCAATCGATTCGTTGTTGCTTTTAACAACGCTTTTGCTTATGCCGTCAACCTCCGATTTTAACTCGGACATTGCTTTATTAAAGTCCTTTAATTGCGCGACAATGTCAACGTTTAATTTTGCGCTCATTGTATTTTGTTTGTTGTGGTGTCAAAAATGACTTCTTCTTCAAATTTAAGGTTTTGCCATTTAAGTCCAATTTCATAGGCTTTTGCCTTTTCTTCAGCGGTAGGAATTACAATTGGTTTGGCATCTAATAAAGGAATTTTCCAATACTTATCAGGCTTGCGAATTAAATCGCTTTTTTTAGTAACATTAACGTTGTTTAATTGCACCCAAATAGTCCTAAATAAATTCTCTTCTTTGCTTTGCCTCATTTGGTAACCATAAGCGATGGATTGATACTCGGCAAAAGACATAAAATAAAAAAAGTCAGGCGCAATGCCCAACTCCCCGATTGCGTAATGCAAAATATCGTTAAAAGTTATTTTTTTTTTGACCCTCCAGCGTCTTCGCTTGGGTAATTAACCTTAGTAATTGAGCTAATGCCTTGCATAATAACAACCATCACCTTACTAATTTCGTCGGTTGCATTCGAATCGACCCAATCAATTACATCGTCAAAAGTTAAATTAAATTCCTTTTCCTTGTAAAGCGCGTCAACATACAAAGCCGCGTAAATAAACTTAGCAATTGATTTAATTTGGCCAACGCCTGGCTTGGTTAAAGCCTCAATTGTTTCTTGGACGTCATAGCCAAGGCCCTCGCTAAAATGCAACAAGGCACCCATTCCAAATTTTACGGAATAGGTGCCACCATTAATTGTTATAATTGTTCTGCCTGTGTGATTCATAGGCGAAATATAATACTAATTAAGTTGATGCTGGTACTACTGTTGCTTTTAGTAAAGGACCTTTTCCAGTAAATTCTACGGAATAAGTAACTGCGGCTTCCATTTCAGCCGATACGCTGATTGATGCGACGCTAGCGTTTCCGTAAAATACAAGGTCTCCAGTAACGTTGGTGGTAAACTTCAACGCCACAACAGTACGGCCGCTTAAAAGCGTGTAAATGTCGCCAACATTGTTTGTGTCGTCAAATGCAACCAATCCGTCAGTTGAAACGGACCAATCACGCAATCCAGCGATATGGTCGGCCCATC